GCCCACGCCCGCGTAATCTGCTTGTGCAGCCATAAAAAAGCATTGGCTACCGATTCGACAGTAGATAGAAAGGCGTCCTCAATCACCTTGGCATTATCGACCAAAAAAATTGTGATGTGATCGACAACCTCTCCAATCGTATTGAACGCCGCGATGCCAGCAGCTTCAAACGTCTTGAAAAATTTAAGGAACATGGCCTCAATCTTCGACAGCATTGTCTTCCAAGCGCCCCAGAAGGACTCTCTAATCGCCTCTGCGAGAGACTTTGCTCTCCCCTCTGCTGCGTACATCACATTGATAAACTCAATGACTTCCTCTGATGTCATACTAAAAATCGCAGCCAATTGCCCAGCTCTCGCCCCCAAAATTTTAGCTGCATCTTGAGCAGACATTTTCGCGTCAACCATGTCAAGGATGACATCTGTAAAATTCCTCAACGAGCCATCTGTTTTCTTTATTATAATACCGTAATCCTCAAGGGCTTCGGCTGCTTTTTTCGATGGATTAAGCATCTTCATCATTGCCTGTCTAAGCGTCGTCCCAGCAAGTGATGCCTTAATACCTCTGTTGGCAAGAAGACCAACGATGCCAGCAACCTGCTCGATATCCATTCCAAACTGCGTCGCCATGGTGCCACCATAAATAAATGCCTGCGACGCCTCCTCGATATTAGTGTTCGCCCTCGATTGAACCTGCGCGAGAACGTCCGAAACCCTTGAAAGTTCACTGACTTCCATGCCGAATTGGAGGAGGATATTAGTAGCGATGTCAGCCGCCCTACCAAGGTCGAGCATCCCAGCCGTAGCAAGGTCTAACATCTGTGGAAGAGCTTCGATTGTCTGCCCAGCATCAAGGCCCGCCATACCTAAGAATCTCAACCCCTCTGCGGCCTGACGAGCGGTGAACTCAGTAGTCCTGCCCATCTCCTCGGCAATGGCGGTCATCTGCTCAAATTCTTTTTCGGTGGCCTGAGTAATCTCCCGCACAAATCGCATCTCTTTATCAAACTTGGCACCGATTACGGCCGCGGTCAGTACGACCCCTGCGAAGGAGGCACCGATAATCATGGCGTGTCGCTTCACAGACTGAGCGAACTTGCCAACGCTTCTCTGAGCGCCCGCGAGTGCGGTGGTTAGCCCTACTATATTCCCGCCTACCCTAACCCTGAGATCTTCTTGCACGCCTATTTACTCCCTTTCTATATCTGAGATCCTCATTCGTTTCGTGGCAACTCCATTTCCTCGCGTTCCCTCTTTATCTTCAAACTCTTGACATATGCAAATAATTGTAATTTTTTTCTTTCTGTCTTCGGCAATCTTAAAAACTCCTGGTGAGAACATCCTAAGAACTCAGTGCAAACCGACATCTCTGCATACAATTTGGTGGTGGAGTCGAGATCGTTCTCCCCCATCAAATCGGCAAAAAATCGTCCTCCTCCGCCTCCTTCCACCTGGTGAGCATCCCAATGTCCCTCACGATTTGAGTAAATTGCTCGCCGCTCAATCCGATGCTCTGGAGAATCTCAACCCTCTTGTCATCATTCTCGACGAGATTGCCGCTCTTGTCTTTTAAGGACACGTTGATTCCGCGAAGGACAATCTTGATACCGATATCCGATTCATATTTAACTCGCTCTTTCAGATACACTTCATCGGCATAGTCCAAAAGGAACACCCATTGTTTTTTTCTGATACCCATATCCCTCGCAATCTGCTTGTCGTCGGGATTAGCGGGATCGATAAGACACTTCCTCGTCGGTGGCGTAGGAGCATTTTTTTGCAACTGATCCATCAACTCAGAAATACCGCTCGACCTGATGGGAATCCTAACGGGTTTCTCGATTCCGCCCTTCGTCACCTTCACGACAGAGTAGCCATCGCTCTGAAAGATCTGCTGCCCCTCCACGATCTCGTCGAGAAGTTCGGCCCCTTCAATATTATTGCTCATTACACGCTCTCCTCTCCTATACTAATTTTGAACGGTTGTTCCACTGGTCATCGAAGTGATTCTTGTCACGTCGCCATATACAAGGCCGGCGGCATTAATTGTAACTTCGTCCTCTCCTTCGTTTACTACCAACTGATCACCAGGGAAGAAAACTTCTCTCCAGCGAAAGCCTATATCAGTACCAGTACCATCCCAAAGCACCTCGACATCCCATGCTTGTTTAGTCACATCGCTAAACAATGGCGTAGACACCCCGTCGATCATACTCTCACCCTTAGAGCTATACAAGCGGTGCCCATTAATAGTAACCGGCGACGTCCCGCTCAACATCCTCACGAGATATTGAGTGCTGGTATCATCGATGAGCTTGAAGGTGAACGATAATGGTAATGGCACTAATTTCTCCTCGTCCATCCCTTGTCGGTACTCCGCATTGCCATCATACACGCCCCTATCCATTACGAGCGTTTCGGAAGGTCTTGCCCTCGAAATTGGAGCGTTGAAGCCAGCGTTGACAAAGAGTGCTTGTATGTAGAATGGACCGGTAGCTGGATACGGAGCGGCCGATACTCCACTAAATAGACGCAATTCTCCATCTCTATGTTGCAGGATCATGATTTTTATTCCTCCTTTCCATCAAATTTTAACATTGAACGGTTGTTCCACTGGTCATCGAAATGATTCTTGTCACATCACCATAGACCAAACCACTGGCGGTGATGGTAACCTCGTCCTCCCCCTCGTTTACAATTAATTGATCGCCGGGGAAGAAGACTTCTCTCCAGCGGAAGCCCAAGCTTACACCGCCTTCCCAAATCGCTTCGACATCCCACGCCATCTTCGAAGTGTCGCTGAATAATGGTGTAGACACCCCGTCGATCATGCTCTCGCCTTTCACGCTTCTTAGAACATGACTATTAACCGTCAACGGCGATGTCCCACTCAACATCCTTACAAGGTATTGAGTAGTTGTATCGTCAATCAGTTTAAAGGTGAACGATAACGGCAAGGGGGCGAGTTTCTCTTCATCCATCCCCTGACGATACTCTGCGTCGACCGTATAATTACCCCTATCCATTACGAGTTCTTCCGACGGCCTTGTTCGAGCAATTGGAGCACTGAACCCTGCGTTTACGAAAAGCACCTCCACATAAAAGGGAAATGTTGCCTTTGCAGCAGTGGTCTGTCCGCTGAGTAGCCTCATCTCTCCGTCCCGGTGTTGTAGAATCATAACTTACCCCTCCTCCCTTCTGCTAACTACCTCAGCGATATCTTTTTCCTCCACCTCTTCGATTGTGATATCACCATTAGCGATTTCTTTTGCAAGGTCTTTGCTTCTACGACTCGAAAGACCTTTACCCATAAGGATTTCTTTAATCTTTCCCTCGTCAATTTTCATTTTGTTTCCTCCCTACGTCCATTTTTGTATCCACTCGATCCCAACAGTGTAATTGTACTGGCGAAAATCATCATTTGGAATTGGCGAATCTGTTATGATTTCCTTCACCGTTAATTCTTGTAAAACATTGGTAAAATCCTCGCTCGCAAAATCGTAAAAATCTATCTGTGATCCGAGTTCGAAGTAACCCGCTACGATGTCTCGGATTTGGTAGTGTCTATTCGATTTCGTCGTGCTCTCCGGCTTTACAAATACGTTGAAATTCACTATCGGTTGTGCGATCTTTTTTCTCGTACTACTGCTCCTGTGAAGATCCTCCCAATTACCCGTCCCGATGATCCTCACCTGAACCCACTCGTTGTAATCCGCCTCTTCGAAAGGCACCCCTTCGTAATCAATAGCCAACTGTTCCGTGACGACGAGATTCGCATTGACGTAATTCTCGAGCGACGCCTTGAAATTCTGGTACTTTCCCTCGGCAGATAAAGCCACCTATATCCCCCTAAAACTAATTCTCGCCGCTCTAATCGCCACGACAGTAGGTTTTCTTTCTAAAGCAATAGTAATATATAGGGTCATTAAAATCTCATTGCTCCCGCGCCTGGCGTAAGATAGAATTTCTTCCATTCGTCTCTGTATTTCTCAGCCATGTCCTGCGGTAATTTCTTTTTCCCAATCTCTCTCATGGATACGCGCACCATCCCGTACGCCGCTTGTTTGGAAAATCCGTATTCGAGAAAGACGATATAAGAAACCCCATTGATTATCTCGATATATTTGTTCATGTGCATCGGTCCGGTGTGATCGGTAAGCCTACCCTCGCTTCTACCCTGCGAAACCTTATCCGTCCTCTCCGTACTGGGGTGCCTCATAGCGACCGCACGGCCATCTCCGAGTTTATCCATTGCGACAAACCAACCAGCCCTCGCCCTGCCAAGATCTACAGGCATCTTCTTTATGATTCGAGCCACCAGATCGAAGGCGAATTTCTTCAAAACCAAATCCGTAGCGATGGATGAACCTTTCATAAAATGTCTAATGTGTTTATTAAAATTCTTAGTCTCGACGGTCATCTCGAACATCTCAAGCCGCCTCCCCGAAAATAACATACGCAATTCCGAGCGGGTCCGACTTAATAGCCTTCAAATTATAGGTGTTACCGCTCTCAACGATGAGGTCGGAGGTCGTCAGTGTATTGCTTACAGAGCTCTGCATAAAAACAAACTTCGCGTCCCCCAATTCGATCCCCTTTTGAATCTCATTCTGCGTCACCACTCCTTTGATTGCCGATACGCCGGACCAGTCAGTGTAAACATCTGAAAAAACCTGTTTGTCAATGTCGTAGTTGATCGTACTCCCACTCGTGTACTGACGGTATTTCAATATCGTATTGATACTCGTATCGATGACGACATTATTCACGTCTGCTTTTATTTGAGCCAAATCCGCTGTCGATAGCAATGGCAACTTAGATTACCGCCTTGTCGACTATGATCGAGATGTCCTTGCTCTTGTCGATGTTGCTCGTCGACCACTGGATCTTCAGTTCTCCAATGTGGCTCCCAGCCGCTTGAGTCGTTTGAGAGGCTGCGAGGGCGAGCGTAACGATGCCGTATGCCTCACTGGTCCGTGAAAAATTCGTATCGCTCGCCATTATGACGCTGTAAACCGTCGTCGCGTGTGACGCCTTGACCTTGAATGTCAGTGTCGAGCCAGCGAGGTTTGCCGCCGATGTCCCACTCGAATCAGTCACGGTGAACGTAATCGCCTTCGCCTCTCCCTGCTTCCACCTTAGATCCGCCATCTTATGATACCCCTACTTTAAAATCATTTATTTCCAGCCAAATTTTAGTTTTCTGATCGTGTACCCCTACTTTAAAAGAAGGGTTCAAAGAAAGCGCGAGCGACATTTCCCGTCGTATAATTTCAATAACGCCTACATGAGAAAATTCCGGATCTGCGCCAAGAGGGATTGAATTCCGTGGATAATCTCCATATATTATCTTTCCCATTATGCTCCGTCTAAGACAACTGCAGATCTGTTTCCGCTCGAATCAACCGTTTTTACGATTCTATCCTTTGAATCTGCATTATCTCTGAAAGCGATTGTTGTTGTTCCTCCACCAGAAGCTTTTCCTGCTGCATCAGCCAATAAGATTCTGAGAACCTGTTCTAAAGTAAGCGCGCCTTCGACAACTCCGGCCAGAATGTTTGCTACGGAAATATCGTTAAGGCCATTGATAGCAGCCGGTGTATCATCCCCCTGAAGTTCATTTGTATCTGCTTCAATGGCAATTAGCCTGTTTTCAAGCGTGGTTCCTGTGTCTGTTAGAATCTCGTTTATATCCGCTCCATTATCATTCGCCGTCTGTGCCGTTCCGTTTACCTCTTTCACATTTACATGAAATCCGGTGGGATCTGCTTGCGATTGGGTTTCAAAATCGTCTATGATTTTTGTAACCGCATCAGCTTTTAATGACGCTGCATCAATGACATTAGCCCCGATTGCGGATACAGTAGCGAAAACCGAAGTGGCAATAATCTCCACACTATCCCCGACAGCCATGGTAAAATTGGTCTGAAGCGGCGCATTATGTAGAGTTACCGTTCTTGTCGCTCCGGTATAATCTGAAATATGCCCTATCGCCTTTTGGATCTTGGTAACCTGATCTGTGACTATAATCGTACAGCCATTGTAGGCGTCGTTATCGGCGGAAGCTTCACCCGTGGTAAGGGTAAAGGAAGTTTGGCTTGCCAGTGACTCGATGCTACTCACACACATCTGTCCGGCTACCCGGCGATTTGCTATACTGAAAGTGCCGACGCAAGCATTGACCGTTGCCGCATCAATCGTTGTTCCTTCAACTACTACGGCATAATCATGCCCCGCTTCGTAGAAATCGGCAACCGTGTTATCTGCAGTGTCGATGGTGAGCTTGTGGACGCCCACAAAAGTATCAACATCGATATCCACCGCAGTACCGGCAGCGTTTTGCCTTTGAGTCAGGCCGTCATCCTTATAGATGTGGATGTCCGTATCAATAAGATTAGTCATGGTGACAGAGGCACTTGGATCGTCCGAGGTGAACGTATTAAACCAGATAAATACATTCGACCCTACAGCGAAATCTCCCACGTAATTCATTTATATTGGCCCCCTTAACGGACCGTATAATGATCCGAATATTATTCCTGTCGGAGCAGAAATCGTCTGCTCGTGCACCACATAAATTGATCCATCTTCCCACACAGGTGTTACAACTGCCCCTGAAGAGGAGATAAGAACAGGTGCTCCATTTATCCACTTTATGTCTTTAACTGCCATTACTGTGCCCTCGGTATGGGATCTATCCAGACTTCGTCCCCGGCTTGATACTCGCCGAATTCAAGATCGAAGCTAACCCACCCTTCCGTCGCCTGTGTGAATGTGACTTCTACATATTGTGTCCAATCCGTATCGTTTGCTCTTATATTGATTGCTGGAGCGTGAGTGACTTCAGCGGTATTTCCACTGGAGCCCGTATCTAAATAAAAAGCACGTAAAGTCAAATTACCCGCTGTTATCCCGGAATAGGTTGTCTGCACATAGAAACGATAGGTGTAGGTGCCTGTAGGAAGCCATAATTTTATATCCTCAAAATCAAAGACAAAAACCGGCAAATATTTTGTGCACTTGGATTGCACTGTAGATACCTCAATGATCGGATTATTCCCACCATCAGAATCTCCATCTGGTCTACCACTCGTATCATCTGCATCGACCTTTATGACTTCGCCCATGACCTGAACACTTTTGTGGGTATCCAAGACTTGATCGAAATGTGCAAAATACAACCCTCCGCCGCTGCTGTTTGCTGTATTCTGGCCAGTATAACGATATCCAGCGAGAGGGGCTTTACAGTTGATAAAAGCTGATCGACTCCAGTTATAAGAGTAGGATAGCGTCAAGTCCACGGTTGAAGCAGGTCGTGATCTTCCACCTGGATCGTAGCCAAATTCACAATTAATAAATCTGGTAGACCCAAGCATTGAACCAAAGAAGAGCGCATATCCCCCGTATATATAGCAATCTCGCATTTCGATGTTAAATGGCGCATTAGTGCCGTATGTTCCAACAGAAATATCACAGTTGATAAGCGTACAATTATGGGCGCGGTTAAGGGTGTAATTACATCCCTGAAATTTTGTTCCCGTGCATGTTACAGATTTCGCCGGCATTAATCCAGCGACAGCGTTAGCGCAAATAGAAAACAACCCATCTGTTACTACCGATCCCTGACGATTCGCGTGGAGGCCTGTTGAACAAGACAACATAACTATATCTGTAATAGTAGATGCTTTTGACTGAATTCCATTCTGGCAGTTAAAAAAGGAGCAGTTGACGAAATTTGCACCTCCCCCGGTAGTGGAAATAAAGTATGTGCCTTTAAAATAAACATCATGCAACTCTATATTATCATTTCCGAAAGTATTCCTATTATCCATGTAGGGGATGGTGGTAGTAGCAAACGTGCCTATAGTATCGCTTGTGCCGGTACGTAAGAATATAATATTTCTATTAACGTGACCTACATAAGAAAGCCAAGTATCTCCGACACCGGCATCGCAAGTCACATTACTGTCAATAGTTATCGAAGTACCGCTGAATGACTGAATCGTTCCAACGATAGAATCAAGCAAGTATCCAGCGGTATACTGCTTAATTAAACGAAAACCGATAATGTCTCCGACATGCCATTTGGCCGACATATCATCGACGGTCTTAATTACCATATCGCCATTGGTGTTTTCGGCATCATTAGCAAGTGACGTTATGTACTGAGAACCGTAATAAGCCGGATCTCCATACATATCCACCGATCCGCCTGCGTAAACATATATCCCTCGACTACTGGTTACTGTATCAAATTCCAAGGTGGCGGTCACAGAGGCGGCAATCGGGGTTACTGAAGATCCAACTTGCAGCAAACCACCACTTCTAATAATAATATAGGCACTCCCTGGAGTGCTTCCCAACACAACCCTCGTGTCTATTGTCGTGTCCCAATCGAGCGTTCCATATGTATCAATTGTGAGAAGTTTGTTACTCTCATTAACGTTATATGTTACCGTATGTCCGACAGAAACGATCGCATCGTCCCCAACAGCTCCAGGCCAATCAGTGCCTTTAACGCCAGGAGATGTATTCCCCCATGTTGCTCCATCATTCCAATTACCTGTTCCTGTACTTGTAAAAGTAGCAGCCATTATTCAATCGCTTCCTTTTCGTCGGTATCAGCCTTAATTCGAGCTACAATGGATTCAAATCTTGCAATCATGTCTTCAATAGCAGGACGTTCTTTGAATCTTGTAACTACATTATGTTCATCGCCCGTTACTGTGTCATAGATCGTTACTTGAATCTCACATCCCCAAGGTCGTTGTCTATGGTGATGAGCGAGGTATTTATAGCGGGGGTCTTTTTCGTATATAACTTGATGATCGATCGATTGTGATGGCATTTTAAATATCCCCCACATACTCGGAATTATCTCGACCGAGAGCGTCAACGTCAATATCGAAAGAATCGATGTACTCGACCACGCCACCAACCCCGGTCGACGCCCTCTGCTCATACTGCTTCGCGAGCGACAGGTAGAAAGACGCTACCTTCTTCTTGTCTATCTCAAGCGCTCCCGGCAGTCTCAAGAGGTATGCGGTAGGGCCGGCCTTCGCGGCGAGAGATCTGCAGGCGTCTGCGGCGGCGAGCCAAATGTCGCCGCTATTCTGTTCGAGAAAGGCGTCGATATCTGCGTCGGTAAAATCGTAGTCGGTGCCGAGAGTGCCATCGGTCGTATCATGACAATATAGACGTACTTTCCCACGATCTCCCGTTACATCATACGTGAACATTTTTATCCTCCTATTATAGCTTGTTGATAAAGCTCTTGCCAGAAATTACGATCGTGATTGGCTCTTGAATTACAACTTGTGCAAAGAGTTATCAAATTATTTGGATGGCAATTCTTTTTATCATAATCAATATGGTGAATACACAATCTTTTGCTATTCCCCAAACATTCAGGGTTCTGGCATTTATAACCATCTCTCTCTTTCATGTCTTCTTTGAACTCCTTGTCTGCCCAAGCGTCACAATACGGCTCGCACGATATTCCACCTTTCCAGGTTGAACTTTTATCGCCAGAAAAAGCCAACGCCAATTTTCTATTAGTTTCTTCTGTATGTTGCCTTCCAGTCATTCCATGAGATTTCGCATTTCTACAAGCTGTGGATATTTTTCGCCTTGTTTCGTTTGTATGCCTCTTGCCTTTCATTCCACATGAAGGGTTTTGTTTCTGTGTTTCTGACATCTTCTTCTTAGTTTTTTCCGAATGCCTCCTGCCTTTCCACGCGCTTGGCCTCCCTTTCAACGACGCACTTATTTTTCTTTTAGTTTCTTCAGACAGTGGTATACCTTTCCTCATAGACTTCTGTCCAATGTGTGATTTAGATAGTTTCATTTTATGTTCGTCGGACATTTTCTTCCCCTCGCACCAAACAGAAATCTCGCCATTCCTATAACGCCTTTTCAGTGTTTCTGATACTTTTCTCGCGTGTTCACCACACATAAATCCTTTAGGTTTCGGCCTGCCTTTGAGCGCCTTGGAAACTTTTAATTTAAACTCATCAGTGTGTTTTCTCCCTCTACCATTGTGCCCAACAATATATTCGTTGCCTGGCTCGGCATACTCTTCGCAACCACATCCACATAATATCTTCATCGGAGATTGTGGCCATCTGCCATGAGCACTGAAGTGTTGCTTAACTACATGCTCATAAGAGGGCTTCTTTCCTTTCCTGTTATGGCCATGAACATACTTTAGCCCAAACTTAACTCTATGTTCGCAACCACAATGACACAAGGCCATTTAATTTTTTCTCCTTCTTATTTTTTTATCGTCGTCACCAAGCATTTTTTTAATCTCTTTTAGCTCCTTCAATATGAGAATATTCGACAACGATGAGGCCAAAAGCCAGGCTTCGTAACGAGATGTTGGAACGCAAAATTCCTTTCCAACAAAATACCTCTCGTGCCGATTCATAAGTCCCACAAGAGCATCCTCGAATTTATCACCACTCCCCTCCTGCTCTCCCATCTCGCTCATTTCATATTCCTCTTTTCTTCCTCCGACATCTCTGCGGGATCAAGGAACATCCCTTTGTCGACATTAAACACCCAGTTATCCGGCAAACTCAAGCGCTTCTTTTCGGTAAGCAAGGTGTTCTCAATGTTTGCTCCGGCGAGTTGTTGTTGGGCCTTCAGAGATTCTATTTGCAGAGACATTTTTTCAGTCTCGCTCTGAATCAGTCTAATCTGAAGATCCATCTTGTCTCGCTCGCTAAACATAGTCCGAACTTTCCAAAGAACTCCGTCTTCCACGATTCTCATGACTGCTCTCCCTCCATGATAAGTTGATCGAACACCGACCCCCTCGATCCTATCGTTGAGAAGTTGTAACGACGGTTCGAACGTCGGTAAAATATAATGAGACGATTTAAAGAATAACTGCGCCTCGTCAAAAACATTTCTCATCTTATAGCGACTGAGACCCACGTTGAAAAGCGCAACCTGGAGCGGAGTCATACCATCGAAATGTTGATATATTTTCATTGCATGCGTGAACGACATCAATGGCTCACTGTCCATTGTTGCAACACACATGTGAGTATTGTAAATGGTATCGTTAGGAGCGTATTTAAGCGCCTTCATCATGTTCCCATGCTTCTCGTTTGGTCGCCTACTCTGACAAAACCTCGCGAAATGATAGGAGGCCAAAATCCTCTTGATAAGACAAAACCATATAAAGGTTATAGCGAATATAGCGACAACGATCGCAAGAGGGACGCTTCCGTTCAACTCTAAAATTCCTCCGACCGAATGCCGTGAAAGTGCAACAATTGCGCCACAGACAATCCAAAACATCGATGCTGTCGATGGTATCCTCAGGGCAAAGAAAAATATGGAATCAACAAGAAATGCCGTCATTGCAGATAAAAGAATCAACATAAACACAAAGCTTTTGCTGCCAGCAACGTCATTCAAATATTGAAATCCGCAGTAATACATCGCGCCAACAAATGCCATCCACAATGCAAAACCGATCAATCCATATTCAACAATATTTTCGAGAAAATCATTATGCACCTCTCTCGGCTGAGGAGTCAAATATCTCTCTGGATCAAGAAAGCCGGGGTATTTATCATTCAGTGCTGCCTGTGCTCGATAGACATCTTTTCTATAATGAAGAGGGCCGCCTCCACAAAACAATCTTTCTTTTATCAATACAAGGGCAGAAGCCCAATAGCAGAAACGGTAACGAAGGGTCGCATACCACACCTGAGCACCCTTCGGATCGATTTTTTTATTCCAAAATGTATCCCAACCTACAATCAATAGATAAACGACTGCAAAAAGACCGAAGATAACCGCGGCAAGGATTGCATGAAAAATAAATCCAGATATTAATCCATACCTCGATGCGACCGCTGCAAAAAATAGGGCAGAAGCAGCGAATCCTATTTGACCACCCCTCGATCTCGTTTTAAAAAGAACGTAAATCGCAAACATCGGGATTATAAGGAGCGCTGAATCGTAAGTGAATCCAGCATAGATACCAAGCCATATCATTCCACAAAGCCAAGAGGCGAGAAAGTTCGGGTTGCCAATTGTCCCAATCGGATTATCTACAGGCCCGCCGCCCTTCAAAGCATTCGGGAATAAATGGTCAACCCCATGCCTCTGACAATTGGCGTATATAGCGCAAAACGCAAGTGACCAGGCGGCGATGACCGACATCGATCTGATAGAGTCTTCGTTGAAATAAGTGCAGGCGAGTAAAAAGGTTATAAGCAGTGGGATTTGAAGCCCGATTTCCTTACGAGCATTATGAAGAGGATCAGACCATAGAACGGACATTGAAATGTAAATCGCGAAAAGAATGATAATAGTGCTCGGAACGGTTACTGGTACAAGCCCATTCACCGCCCCAAGCACTATACCCGTGGCGGAGAGCAGGGAGACCACGAGCAACTGTGGAAGTGCGAATCCGTTGAATAGCGTCCTCGGAAGAAATATTAGTGATGCTAATGGCATAGCTGCCAAGACCCATTCCATCTCTTTTCTGCTCTCCTATTAAACAGTTGAAACTGCTACCCACCAATAGCAACGGGACCACCGAAAAAAATTACTTTGATCACGACAGAGATGATCGCCGTCGACAATATAATGAGTAACCCCCAAAGGCGTCTAACCGACTTCTGGTTCATCAACACCTTTGATACCAACCCTACGTTCTGTTTACCATCTCCCTTGATGGCAATAGCGATGTCATCTATCGACCGCTTAATTTCCTTCTGAAAATCAGTAACGGTCGATAGATTTCCGTCAATCTTTTCTACTAACCTCTTCTCAAGATCATTAATTTGTATTGTAAACCTTGGAACACTGTCTTTGAGAAGAGCAATATTGACTGTTTGAATACAATCATGTGAGTTTTCTTTTTTCGCCGATGAATTCATGATATATCGCTCCGCAATCAATTTTGTTTATCGCCTCTCGAACCTATGGCGGGTGGTCCAACGGCGTTTACTCCACAATCAATGCCCAACGAACAGAAAAAGTATTCGTTGTACCAGTTCCGTGTTGAGTCGATCCTGACTTCGACACAGAAGCCTCCAGTTTGATGAACGGCATGACGGGATTGAATTTTTTTAGATAGGCTCCGTTGGACTGAGGTCCACTGACGGATGTGCCAGACTTGACGAGAAAGACGTCGTCCTCCATTGCATAAGTAACGCCTGTCCTCGTGTAGCAACCCTTCCAATAAACGGCTACACTCCCACCAGTTCTCCCGCTGTCCCCCTCAACACTGGCAAAGAAATAAGCCTCAGAAATGTCCCTCTTGGCATTGATTAAATTGACAATGGCAGAGCTGACCCCTGAACCAGGCGTCGCTCCTGTTATACCAGATAAAGTTCCTACTTCGATCAGCATAATCTTAACCCCCTTTAATATAAAGCATTAAGTGCCAATCGCAATATAATGGACGCTCACCGCCCCAGAATATGTCACTCCAGCCAGATTCAACTTATAAGGAATAAAACAAACTTGAGTTGCACTACCAAACGGTTGACCATGCATTGGGTAAACAGTAACAGCAAATCCGGTCACGTCGGTAAACCCAGCAACCGATTTTGACGACGCCGAAGCGATCACATTATCAATTGTAGTTAGTCCGCAACCCTGCCTATCTATCGAACCGCCAGAAACGTCGAGAACTCCAGCCGTCATCTTCTTACCTTGCGCCGTAGCATAGGGCAATGCATAACCATCGGCCATATCGACCCTGTTTTTATAGATCGTGACGCCAGAGGGACTGGTAACAAATGTCACTCCAGACGCGATACCCCAGTTCCTCGAATACCTTGTGGTTGCTCCACTTCTTCTTCTTGCCATGACTTTTAATCCTCCATTTTCTCATTATTTTCAAAATCGGGGCGGGGGAGAGAAAATGTAACCGTCCTCTCCCACCCCACATTCACTCACACGAAGTGAAAGTCTTACGCGGTCAACTTCAAGCAATGCTTGTCGTCGGTCGCTCCAATCTGCCCATAGAATCGCACTTTGTATTTGAATTTAATATCTCTGTGAAACTCGTCCTCGTGCCCGGCTTTGGCGGTGAAGGTTTGGAGATCCCAAACCTGCGACCAAACATAATCCTCCATGAAATCACCGAGATACCAAGTAGAAGTACTCTGGTTGGTGATGTAAGGGCTTGTAAGGGGAGTAAAGGCACCCTTCCAAATATTAACTGCATTCTCAGTTCCCTCAGGTACGAGAGTTGATTTCTGCATCTGCACAGCCTGAACCCAAAGATCAAACGGGAACAGGGCATAGACATTGGCAGGATCGACGAGAATGTAATCGTCTTCCTCATCTGTCATATTGTGAAACAGTTTATTCGCCTCAAGTAATCCTTCCTCGCCGAAAGGGGTACTTACTCTCGAATTGATTTTTCTATCACCGGTGGCGGCAACCCTATAGAAAGCAGTGGCCACGCCTTCCGGCCTAAAGACATTGCTATTAATATCCTGAACCCCCTCGACAATAAGTCTCTCTTTCTTTTGAGCAGCCTTCTTACCAATACCCTTGGCTCTGGTAATGACCTGTCCAGTTTTATCGAAATAAATCATTTCCTCGGTCACATCGATGATGCGACCCCACTTAGTATGAGGAACCGTCACATACTTCTCGGCCATGGTTGCCCGGTTGTACGCCTGACCCTGGACAACTTCGTCCGGGCTTTCAGAGGCATCAAAACCAGCATACGTTTCGACCTCCATTTTCGATGGAGAAACCGTAACGAGATTTTGGCCAATCGTAGGAACGGCGTCATACGCCTTGATCAACGTAGAGTTGATCAGCTCTCCCGTGATTTTTGGGAAGAGGTCGGAAGACACAGCTTCCGAAACGGGTTTTACAAAACCCTGCGCATCGCGCTCGAAAGCATCCCAAATCTCGCGGAGAGAGAAATCGTTTGGGGTAATATCACCCTTAGAGATCATTTTCCTGATCGTCGCAACCGTTCCGTCGACGCCAAGAGATTCCGCCATATCCCTGAGAGCAACTCCCAATCTATTTATCAACGCCATAACTATTTTTCTCCTTCCATAATTTTTTTAGGGAACGTCTATGACATTCCCGAATATCCGACTCCACATCCGCATCAGCACTGAGCTCCGAAAATTGCCGCCGTCCCCGGCGACTCCGATCCAATCTGAGGTAGAACTCGTAATCGCAACTTTCTGGTTGTACAACGTCACCCCCGAACCGGCAGGTATGATATAATATAACACCTTGGTGGAGCGTGAATTTCTGAGTGGATATCTGAAAAAACCATCGATATAAACCCCTAATTCCTCAGTCACTCCGCTATCGGAGTGCCATGCAGCAACACCAAGAAAATTACTGGCCGCAAGCTTCCTATTGCTGGTAAGCGTAAGGATTGAACCCGACACTTTATCAAATGGATAGCCATACCAATTAGCAGTAGAAGCGCCTCTTTCCCGCAATGCATCGGTTTTATCAAGAAAGACAAAGTCACCCTTATCAATCTCGACATTACCACGAATCTTGACGGTACAGATTGGAAAACTGTGCTCCCAAGATTCATTGATATTTCTTCTATCGTAATCGCTCATTAGACCAAAGTGATCATTGAACTTCCAGAGAGCAGGGTCATCAGCATGAAATCGACATGCGTTGCGCTTGGCTCATGTTTGACAGCTCTCCCAACTCGGCAACTGTCATGATCCCCACCGTGGCCGATGGAGACGGTAGTGTTCGAGATAGAAACCCCACCGGTAAAAATGGTTGACGCAGCAACAGTGAGTCCGACTTTACTGAACATACTCGTCGCACTGGTGCCGAGCTTTACCTGAGCCCTGAAGATTCCAGCGGTAGCAATCGGGATATCCTCTGTAGTTCCAGAGATACTTCCCTTCATCGAAACACCGAGAAAATTCTGCTCGAAGTACGCCGGTGAAGTGCCATTAAGCTTGGGGTACACAGGGTAGACATAAGAATCGCCAGTTCCACCAACTATGGCATTACCGCGACCCAAAAATATGAACTCTCCTTTATTAATCACGTCGTTGCCGTGAACCTTCCCTTTGATCTCTTGGGTATCACCCCTCAAATGTTTTACAACAGGCATTTTAATTTCTCCTCCTTCTCGTTAAATTACTATTGATTACCCACCAATAGTGTCGATCATCTTCTTTCTTGCAGCCTCCATTTTTTCTTCCGAGACTTTACCTTTACCCCTATCTACATCATCACCGGTATGGTCGTCGCCGAGATTTTTGACATTTCCAGAACCCTTAAACCACGCATCCTTACGATCAGTCAGGGCTTCGGTAATCTCATCATCAGTCATACCCATCAAGGTCTTTTTGAAGAAGTCAGAAATTGCTTCTGCCGGCAACTTCAACTCTTCGATCTTCTCGCCAATGAAAGACTCTTTCTTCGAGGCCTTGGTATTGGTCTCAAACTCGTCGACCTTCAACTTCAGGGCGTCGCGCTCCTTAGAGAGCTCCTCGTTAGCGGCCTTCAGGTCATCATGAGCTTTGGTAAGCTCGTCGAGCTTCGCCTTCATCGCCTCAAAATCCTCAGCCAACTTCTTCATCTTCTCGTCGCCATCGGCCTCGGCTTTGATGGCAGCTATGAGAGCCGGATTTCCCTTCGCCAGATCGGCGATTGTAATTTCGTCAATTTTCATTTCGTCATCCTCCTCAATTAAATCGTTTTCTTTAATAAGATCGCTTTTACCAGACAAAATCTTGTTAATCTCACCCTCAAGATCGTCTAAAACAGATGCAATCTGCGCCTTTTTATCGGCAAACTTCTTGCCCTTCTCTCGCAAGATCTCATCAATAACCTCACCGGCATCCCACTGAATCCTATTAACCGCCTGTGATATCTTCCTGTCTTTGATTCGATCCTTAAGAAGCCCCTCTTGACCATCCTTTGGGTTGGTAATCAAGAGATTAGTCAACCTCTTGATCATATCCATCTCGTCGAGTTCGTCGTCGAGTTCGTCGTCCTCAGGATAGGATTCAAAAAGGCTTGTAGTGGTCGCCGCAGCGGCAACGAGATCGATAGACTTCAAAACATCGATATCGAGTACGTTCTCCTTACCGTTGGCATCCTTGAAGACCTTGACTCGGCTGTTGATAGAATTACCAATACCAACAGGTTTCATGATAGCCACGTCCTGAGCGAGAGGCCAGAATGCCTCTCTTACCATGAGATCGGCAAAAACTTTATCTCCAATCTGATGAGCATTGGCAAAAATACCGCCCCAATCTTTCATGTCGCGGACACCATCGCGATCCTTTGCCTCACTTTTGCTCGGGTGGTTGACAAACCACTTCGCGCCTTCGGCCAACGACGCCAGTTTAGTGATAGCCGGGTCGAGGTAGGTATAGCCATTTTTACTGTGTCGAGTACCAAAAACACAGACATTTTTAATCATCCTGGTTTCGGCATCAATTCCAGCTTCGTCAACGTCGGCAAAGGGATTCTCTTCTCTAACATCTTTGAATTCCTCTGTCCTAATCAAATGTCCTTCAAATGTTTTTTTCTTAGCCATTGTTATTTCCTCTCCACCAGTCTGCTTTGTAATTGCAGCTCCTTGAATATGAGCTTTCTGTTTCGCCCTATTCCTTCCACTTTTATCACCGCATGCATAATAATATTTCTTCTGACTACCCCATTGAGCGAAACAACCCTTAGAATCTTTTCCTGTATTAACCGGCATTAGTTCACTTTCTATCTATTATATAATATCGCTATCCCTAAAACAAAATCCTCAATCTATGATTGCCATACTCTTGCATTTCATCAATGTGGCAACAAGGTTAGACGCCACTTCGTTATAACCATCAACGGTAGGCCAATCAATAGTTTCGACCTCTTCAACGGCTCTACGAATATCAATCGTGAAGCCAAGATCGAAAAAGTTTTTTAACGAGCGGAGCTTATTGTTCTCGGCAACCTGAGCAAAAAACTCCATTGTTTCTATGGAGCCAAACTCTCCCCTGATATCATCTTCATCGTAAATAAGTATCAAGATTCGGCCTCCCAATGAACCCATACTCCAATATCTGCATGCAATGTGCAGAGGGCGAGTTCAAAATATGTAAGGTTTTCGGTTGGAATAGCATTGTCAACCCTAAAGTCATCGATTCTGTCGCTCTCTGGAATTTTGAACTCTCTTTTTGTAGTTAAATAATTCTCGATCTCTTTCCTGGTTGCCTCATTGGCAAAAGAAACTTCAAAGGTTTTATCCTTCTCAAGGTAATTTATATACCCTCTCTTTTTTCCCTTACTAATTTCTACTCTCATATATCCCCCTAAAACTAATTCTCGCCGCTCTAATCGCCACGACAGTAGGTTTTCTTTCTAAAGCAATAGTAATTTACCTTTGTTTAAATTTCGGGCAGTTCTCAGTGACATTCTCAACGAAATCCGGGATTGCTTCTGGATACTCTTCGCAAGTAAATCTCCCGATATCTCTGAAATCACTATCGTCCTCCGGAGGCTCCCACGCAAGGTTGAACTTGCATTTCCCGCACTGTAGAATTGGTATTGTCATTTGCCCTCCTTATCGTAGACAATTTTATTGTCTTGATCTTCCCTGACTTTTAAATGCAAATATTCACCATAAGCTATTTCATTAGGTATCCCATTTGGATAAGCCCTACAAATCACTCGTTCTGTCATTTCTGTGCTATCAGGCTGATCTACACCAATAAAATGCTTACATTTTCTTTTAAAACAATTGGGTTCTTGCAGCATAATTTACTCCGTGAACATATTATCAAATTTAGGCGTTAGTTTTCTTATTAAAAATCGGAGATTTAATAACATCGTCGATTGTTTCCTCTTTCGGAATCGCTTTCATAAAATCGTCGAAAAAACTCTCTACTTCTTTAGGAAGCATGCCTCTTTTATATTTCGGAGACGTAAATGCAGAAAAACTCTCTGCGAACGCTTCGTCATAGCTTGTTTCAGAATACATACTCACATTTTCTGCGAACCAACCAGATCCCTTTTTATTATACAAATCTTCCCACCTGCCGAGTATCCTCCACTCTTGAACACCGAAATTGTGACCTATTTCATGCCTCAAGATTCCTTGTAAACTCTCATCAATATTAAAAGTATAATCGCCAATTTTCGGAACAAGGCTTGAAATCGTCCGCCCTTTACCAAAACCAACGCTCAACTCATTTGACGCAGCTAAAAAAACGCCTCTTTTCCCCCTTTCTCCTTCGAGAAACCCAGACTCGCTGAAGTTAAAATGAATTTCTACACGATTTGGAGCAACTCTCTGTGCTCTTCTAAGCGAAGGGAACCTTTTAAACAAATCGTCAAAAACTTCTCCAACTACATTAGAAACTTCGACGCCCTCGCCCGTAGCGAACTTGCCTTTTGCAACAAAAGATCTAATGTTAAATAAATCGCCAAGTTGTTTTTCAAGCTCTTTTAATGTTTTGGAATTCTTCCAGCCAACAGAAACCTTATCGTAATGAACTATTTTAGTTCCCATTTTTTTATGCAGCTCAAGAGCCCTTTTTGCAATCTCCTGAGCATCGGGATGAATATTCGTGCTTCTAACGTTTGCAACAACCTTATATAAATCATTAAGATCGTTAACAAAATTATCGCCGTACTTAGACCGAGCTTGCTTCATTAAATCGCTAAATTCGACCCTCGCTTGCTCTACTTCTGTACCAGTGAATTTCTTCTTTATTGGTTTTTTAATAACTGCTTTCTTTTTCAAATATATAAATTTTTCGATATCGTCTAAAACATCCTTATCAAATAAACCCTGTTTGATAAGGCCTTCGATATCTTTAACGAGATTGTCAAGTTCTTTTTGAGTGAATTTGAGAATACTTTTACCGTAGACGTCACTTGTATCAAGCAAGAAATCGAGGTCGTTAGCTAATGCCTTTATTGGCGAAGGCAGTCCTTTAACCTTCGCAGCCGCGCCTCTGCCCTTCTTCCCAACACTCTTTGCGAGATCCTTCTTGATTCTCCGTTCGATATTAGTCATTACCTTGCGGGCTACGGGATGAAGAGGTTTGCCGGCCAATAATCGCGCAGTCATTTCAGCATAAAACTCGCCTTCGCTGGACAGAGAATATTTACTGACAAACTTCGGTAAATTTGCCTTTCCAATCCCCTTTTTAAGCTCTTCCAAAGCCCCCTTCGATAATTTCCTTCCCGAAGAGGCCTCGGTACCACCAAGATTAAAGTACCGTTGATGCCCAAGCTCATGCCTGAATATATGGCCTTTGCTATCAGTGACAAATTGCCCGGCTCGGAATTGTTCTTTCCCCAAGCGTTCAAGGTCGTCGATAGTTTTGAAGAATTTAGGATTGAACGCTACGGTACCGTCCTCGAAAGATAGTGCGGCGATTTCTTTGTTTCTACCAACAAAATATGACTCGTCAAAATGAATCGATTTTGGTTTTACTCCCAGTTCGTCGATAGCGCCCCTTGCATAGCGGTTGAATTCGCGGGAGACAGCAACATCGACCTCATCGTAATCAACCACATCGATGTCGAGCTGCCGCTTCATCCAGTTCTCGGATTGTTTGAGAGTTTGAGTATTCGGAACCTTCGCCTTTACAGCCCTATCCAATTTAACTTCTTTACGAGATCCCCTTTTAAGGAGGGCAGTAAGTTTCTTTACTGTCTCGGCATCATCAATGTGGCCAATCTGCTCCATACTTTTGAGACGCCACTTGCCAATATCCGATCTGTAAAATACTTGCCCGAAAAAGTCTGAACCGGCATCCGCATCGATGGCAACTTGATGGCCTCTTACCCCATACTTCTTAGAGAAAGTTGCCTTCCTGACTTTAGCTGCCGCATCAACCTTTAATTGATGATCAAGTCCAGCCTCGTTTCTCAAAACCGTTTTAAACTCGATAAACTCGTTGTCGAGGAAAAAATCAAAGGGTCTGGTCCCGCCAATGTGCTCGGCGTTTAGCCTCCGAGCCACCTCTCGCTCCCAATACTCTGCAACGCCCCTACTCTGTTTATCTATGACAAAATGGTTGCCGACAGCATCAATCTGCCGTTTAGTCATCATTTTTGCTTGTGCAGTCGGGATTGGCTTGATAGGTGCACCTTTACCATAGAGCCTCGCCCGCGACACCTTAGAATATTCGGGCATAATAGCCTTTATATCGCGCGTAGAGAAGCCCTCACCAAAAAGGTAGCGCATCACATTGACTTCGTTTAGATTATGTTGAGCATGAGCAAGAGGATGTCTTGGTAAAACATCGTCAAGATGAGAGGCGACATCATCCCATTTTTTAGATTTAATGGCGGAGACAAAATCGCCCATCGTAATATCGTTAATCTGCGTAGCCACCTTCCACTCTGGATGTGTTTGGACAAGCTCGGCAGCCACGCCTTTGGGTTTAGGTATAGTCTTTAGTTTAGTTTCATCCCCCACTTGCATAATAAACTTCTTATATTTCGTTCCTTTTATAACCACACTCTCTTCGCCTATAATTTCTAACTTTAGACCTCGCCCTAAAAGAACTTCCGACTCACCGCCCAGGGCCATACCGTGCGCCTTTCCAGGTTTAATATAAGCGCCTTTTGTTCCTTTCGGGATTCTCATCTCAAAAAGAGCACCTTTCTTAGGATCGGCAAACTGAGTGGCTGCAGCCACTTCGTCCAAAGAAGTACTTGTAAACCCCTTAGAACCTGGAATTTTTAAACCTACTTTCATTCCGCCCCTGACAGGCGTTCCTCTATAAACTACAATATTTTCTGGAATCACCCCGAGGGCATCGTCCACTCTCTTCACAATATCGCCTAAGGCCTCATCCACACCTCCAAACCTAAGATACTTATTAATGTCCTCAAATCCCTCAGTCAGATAATAATCGACAGCCTCTCGTTCGTGGGCGGGAAGATCTCTCCTCCAATTTGCAAAATGCTTATCTCCCCACTCCGTTGGATCATCTATTTTCTTATAAGTAGGTTTAACAACCGCCTTTGGCTTTGGCTTTGGTAATTTCTGATAAATACGTCGATCAATCGGAAATTTCTCTTCAATAAAGTTAGCAAATTCTTTATATTTGCGAACAACATTCTTTTTCCACATAAGCGCAGCTTGTGTTAATTCTGCAGCTTCTTTACCCTCGTTTATAACGGCCATCCTATAATCCGCCCACCTCTGGACATTCATCGACCACCATTCAAGAGCTTCGCCGAGGGGATCAGAATATATTCTTCCTTCATAATCATCTATCCAATTATTCTTCCAAAAAGACCCTCCATCGTCATACTTACCCGCCTCCCCACTGTGTTGATTTTTAAACCATTTACGATACACTGTTGCCTCTTTTTCCGTCGCGTATTTTACATCTCCCCAATATCCGTACTTACCTTTAATTCCCCCAAAAAAATCGTCAATGGCGTGGGCCATCTCATGTGAAATTGCCAGCCCTCGCCTCAAATCTGACTCAAAAAGATAACATACCTTCCCATAATAGTACGCTCTATTATCCTCCCAGTTTCCATGCAATCTAATCTTTACACCAGCCTTATTCATATCATCGAGCAAATCGTAGGGTATAAAACGCGTAGCCTTTTCAGTCAATTCTTCAAATTCAGCCAAAGTTTTAAGTTCAACAGAATGATGAAGCTCGATCATGTCTCCAATTATTTTTTTTCTTTCTTCCAAGTACGCAGCATCGTCAAGTTCTACGATTTTGTAGAGGTGTTCAAGGTCCGGATCAACGATCTTCTTTGGTTCAAGTTCAGGTTTAGGTTTAATAATTGCCTTCTTCTTCATTAATTCGTCAAGTTCATCAAGAGATAGGATTCTATTGCTCTTAACCATCTCTCTTAATTCGAGCTTCCCGGCCTTCCAGGGATCATACCTTTTGCCGAGGATGCCCTTGACAAAAGCGTTATCTTCGACATCCATTTTTCTAAGCCAAGACGGGTAATCTAACACAGAAGGAATTTGTCCGGTGAAGGAGGCCCGTGTACCAAGAGGAACTTCCCCTTTTGTCTTGTCTCCCAATTCTTTCCAGGATTTAGTTATAGGACTGAGTACACACCGGCACAGTGGGTGGATTGGTGGAATATCCCCTACAGTAGGAGGGTTCTTTTTGAAATAATAGACATTGCCATCTCTGACTGCGCACGCCAAACATGTCCTTGCGTCAAGGGTGCTAATATGCTCCATCCCCTTCAATATATCTTGATTAGCATCATAGATAGCTTTTTGTGTGGCAACCGAGGCTCGCATGATCTCGGTACGCGCAATGACATTACTCTGCGTCATGATGCGCTTACCCATCGTACCCCCCATCCCCTCGCCGACACCAAAGACCCGTCGACCTGCCTTCGCCATATCCTCGCCACGAATCATCGACTGGGCAAGCTCGTCTCTCATTGTCACTAACGACTCGCGATAGCGATTGACAAAGCGATTCTGCCAATCATACATTCCTGTTGGCCCGCCAAGGGGGCTGGAAACCAATGTGTCGAGTTGCTCATAGGGAATGCGGGCAATATCTATGCCAATTTTTTCAAACTTAGAGTTGAGGAGTTGTTCGTAATACTCCTTCTCGCTCATTGCAAACTGGCTCAGGTTATAGGAGAGGCCATCTACTGCACCAGTAGTAGCGGTGTCGAGGATCGCAGCCATCTCCCCAATCTGCGCATTCAGCCTATCGATGCGCCATTGCAGAGTATAACCGCTGCGATAAGTGCCTGTTGCAAGCTTCTTCTCAAGCGTCGCCAACTGGGCGATCATTGCTGGCTTCGCCCGGTTATAATGGGAGACAACCTCATTCACCGTGCCGTTTTCGAAACGATGAATATAATGTGTTCTTTTAAGAAGAGTGTCGCGGAGGGTTTCGTTTATGTCGGCCATTATAAATCACAGAGGTTCACATCATCAGGAATGTCTTTGAACTCATCTTTAAAATCAGTATTGCCGGGCTCTTTAAAATCGACCCTTTTCGATTCCTTAAAATCCAGTTGGTCGCCGCGAAGCTTTGCTCTCAGCGCGGTCATCCTCTTTGATCTCTCGCGAGCAAGGCGCTTATTGCATTCTTTGCATATACTCTGATAGCCGTCCTTCGTTTTGCTATGGAGCGAGAACTCAGAGATCGGCAGTTCTTTCTTGCCCTTGTGTTTTTTATGGGTGCATTTTTTTGTTTTCATTTAACCCTCGATATATTAAGCATATGCTGCAGGCGTCAACGTTGTACCAATAAAAACAGGGGTGATCTCTATGACCGTCACAGCGCCGTCTTCATGGATTAGAGACATTCTGCCAGTTTCCTTTAATTCCTTCATATCTCGACTACAAATAAAATTATATTTGAGAGGGAGGCCAAGATAAAATTCACTCAGTCTTTCCTCCGACAATAATCTCTTCGTTGTCGTAGTTATCTCTAACACAATTCACCTTCGTATCCCTACTCTCCGCATGAATAATGATTGCCATCGGGCCACTTAAAGCGCCCGCCCCAAGTTCCGCCAATACCCTCCCAGAACTCTCCGAGCGGCAGGTGGTCGATAGTTTCTCTAAGGTACGCACCGTCTTTAAAAAGATTCAGGTCGATAGCCAACCGCCTGTAATGGAAGCTCCCGTCCTTATGTCCCCTTGAGGCCCAGGCGTCTCCGAATGTCAACTCATACCCGCTCTCATATGCGAAAAGTATCAACCTCGCAACCATGTAAACAAATTTACTTTGTTTTTCCCTGACTGCCCCCATAATTATTCCTCATCCCTCCATTCATCTTCATCCTCTAAAATAGCGTTGGCACAGCCTCTCGATATAACTTTGTCCAAAACTTTTTATCGGCATTCGCTCTTGCATTACAACTCCTACATAATGTTATCAAATTATCAGGGTGACAATTTTTCTTGTCGTAATCAATATGATGAATTACTAAATCGCAATTTTTATCCCAACAATCAGGATTTTGACACTTATAATTATCTCTTTCTTTTATGTCTTCTTTAAACTCCTTGTCTCCCCAAACATGACAATACTCTTCTTTAGAACTCCCGCCTTTCCACCTTGGATGGTTACAAGGGGCAGAAAATCTTTCAAAACTTGCCAAACTCATTTTCAATCTTGTTTTTTCAGAGAATTTTCTTCCTTTATTTGCCAAACTTATTTTTTCTCTAACTTCAGATCGTTTAGCAGGATTATCGTCACCATATAATCTTGTTGTTTTTATTTTAGCCTTTGTTTCTTCAGAATGTTTCATCCCTTTATGAGCATTAGATATTTTCTCTCGCCATTCTTTTGTTATAACCCTGCCTTTCATTTTCTCACTTATTTTTTCTCTAACTTCAGATCGTTTAGCAGGATTATCATCACCACGAAGAGCTGATTTTTTCAAATTTTCAATGTGAAGTTTGCTTAATTTTTTACCCTTGTGAGCGTTAGATATTTTCTCTATCGACTCTTTAGAATGAGCCTTGCCATAAAAATGATTTTTCTCGCCTTTGTGAGATTCGCTTAATTTCATTTTATGTTCTTTTGAAAGAGACTTTCCAGAATGGCTTTTACTTATCTTTTCTCTAACCCACTTCATTCTTGATGAATGGCCTTTTAAAAATCGATTCCCCAACTTGGCATACTCACCACAACCACATTCACATAGAGTTTTATTCTTCATCTGACCATTCACTCTCATTGCCCTCATCAATTGCGCCCCACTGGTTGGCGGGCGCAATGGGTAGATTAAAAGGCACTTTATAAATATCCATGCCGTCCTCTTCAATAATATTCTGCTCCTCTTCCTCGCTATTAAGTCCCTCTTTATGTCGCCATGTTTTGCGGGAAAGTATTTTACTCTCGTGTTGAATTTTCCTTGCTTGATTATTCTTCATAATATCTGCAAGGATGAGGGGCGGCCATTCAAGTGCGCAGCCCTCTTCTTCGTCTTTTGGGATCTCACCATAATCCTTGCCTGCGGAGATAACCCAAACGAATATTTCATTATAATACCAACCGAAGAAGTCCTGCCAGTCCTCGATCTCTCTGACAAACGGATTCTGTGCAGTAACAGACGAACTATAATTGGCATTCGAGTAATCAGCGGTGAGCATCATTTCGGGCATCCCACACCCAGCCGCCACCGCCAATAGCATGGCCCTGCCGTCATCCTTGACATCCGGAGCATTAATATTTGGCGACACCATCTCATACTCAATCCCCTCGCTGGCCGTAATAACGGTACCAGCGGCAAAAGCCTGCTGTTTATTGCGATCTGCACTTTGGTGCTGCGCCATTTGGGCCTCGCGCAAACTCTCTACCGTATTGCTCGTGCCCTTCACGGTTTTGATGAGCGCAATCGCCGAACGCACTTTATTAAGGATAATCCTGTCGTCGAGCCAGTTAAGATACTTCGCAATCATCGGCAATGCCGTCAATAGTGCGCTCATGCCTCGCTTTACATCACTATCGACGAATATTTTAATGTGGATAATCTCATCGGCCTCGATTGCTTCAATCAGGTTTCCCTCTGCATCACAGTGATAATACGTCCTCACGTCCTCAACGTCATTCGGATCGGTACCAATACCAAAAGTCACCTGCTCGCCAGCCCGTAAATCCCCTTCTTTTACGGGATTACGTATTTTTTCAGCCCGCATAAAACGTATTTTCACGTCTCCGTTGTTCTTGTCAACAAAGCGCCGTATAAAAATCTCCCCATCTCTGAAAACCCTCTTGACGAGTTCCTTCTCTCGCAGTGACCATTTATTCATCTTGGCAAAATTATCCCAAGTATCTTTCACCTTCTCGTTCTCACTATCAGGCTTAATAGTCGGTCCCTTGCCAAGAACGAATTTACTCAAGTTCCGAACAATAGCTTTTGCATAGAGGTTTGTGGCGAAAGCCTTATAAGCCACTGCAAGCATTTCATAGTGGTTATAACCAGTGACATCGCTAATATCACCGCTCTCTGCCCCTATCATAATCCAATTACTATCGCCAGGTTCAGTCGGAACAGGGCGTTGCGACGGATCTGCCTCTTTCTTAAAAATATTACTGAGTTGTTCTGTAGCAAGTTCGATCCTCGCGAGTTCGAATTTATCCTGCTGTATTTTTAAACTTCTTCTCGTTCTAAACCCCTCTAAGAGTTTCATATCGCGCCATCCTCTCAAAATATCAAGTTTTACTTGATATTATAACTTATCGAGACCATGTTAACAAAATTACCTTTTCCTTCTCCTATACCAAAACCCCTCTTGCTCGACCACTTCCTCTGGAGGTATGATAAGGGGCAGGATAATTTGATAGCAGGACTGAATGATATATCGAGTAGTGTCGCAACCATGATCGTCAATTTTTAGGGGAACCTTACTTGAAATCTTTCCCTCGTCGGTCCTCGGGTACCTATAGCGACCCATCTCGACATCGGTCCCTACCAATTCCTCATCTTGACAATCAAGGTAATTCTCAAGGATATAATAATTGCTTTTAAGAGCACCACCCTCCTCATAGTCAGGCCACG